CTTATGATGTCGGTAATCTTTGTCGGCTTAATATGGCTGACATAGTTCTTGAAGAGCTCGTTGTTGGTGTATATCTTCCCATCACTATCAGTTACGACATAGAAGAGGTCGATTGAATGTTCTAGGATGAAGAGCGAAGACATGCAGAGAGTTCGCTATAAAGGTTATTCCATGCACCCATCGAGCTCCATGCCCATTGCACTGTGAGGTAAATTGTAAAAGTCAACAGCATGCCCATGATTGGCGCATCCATTGTCGGCTTATACTCGGTGAACTCAGTCCGAGGCTTGATGATAATCTTTGCCTCTGGCTTAGGAGCAAGCAAGAATGCAGATGTGCTTGGTTGAATGGTATCGCTTGCGTAGAATTGTTGCATCGGCTTTGGCTCTAGCACTGGCTCATCGGCAGCAATCTCGAAAGTTTGCCCCCATTGATTAGTGCAATATTGCTTGCCAAAGATAGTGAATTTCTCCATTGACTTATACACAACCTGCGGCTCTAGTTTAATTACATGATGATGCGTATGGACCTTGCAGCCAATACCCACCACGCACCCATCATCGAGTGTAGTATAAGTTGAGTCTCTTCCGTCATCCATTGTCATTTGCTTTTGGTATGTATCCTGCTGCGACCATTGCCGCCACAATAGCTGCAAGTGTCTCTGTTGTGATCTGCTTGAAGATAAGAGCAAAGACAGAACTAAGAATCACCAAGCTGCCAATTGTTGGCCGCCAATGCTTGATGATAATATCAAGCACTTGCCTTGGCTTACTTACTTTCTTTCTTGTTGTCATTGCCCCACATGTGATTAAAAACGTATGATGATTTTAATTTCTCAACAAACTGCTCGAAGGTTAGATCCATTTCGTCAAGCATCACAAATGGCTCTGTCTTATGCCTTAGCAAATATCTATTATACAACTGCTGCAAAATATAGTTCCGCTTCTTTTTTCCTTCTTCTTACAAGCCCACGAGATACCTCACCGCCTGCCCTGTTCCACTTGGCGAACTCAGCTGCAATCTTCGGATCTTTTGGGTTGGCTTTTACAAACCTCAACAGCTGCGACTTAGCAAGGTTGCCTGCTCCAAGGTTAAAGCAGAAACTTACAAGCGCATCGAACTGGTTCTGGTTCACCTTGGTGGTGTTAAGCAGACCAAGCACGCTGCCCTCAAACTCCTTAAGGTGATCCTTAAGCAGCTGATCAGCTTGGTCTCGGGTTATGGTCTGCCCGAGCTTCACCTTGCTGCCGTCTTGGTAGTAGGTTGCGCCATATCCTATGGTCGGCACTCCTGCGCTGCATAGGTAGGATGTGAGGCGCAAGCCTTCGAACTCCTGTATTAGTCGGATTCCGTTATTAGAGGATTTCATATTGAAGCATTACGTACAATGATTGAAAAGAAAATGCTGCTGTAAGTGATTCGACGTTCAATTGTATTTTATTAGTTGCAACATCAGCACTTATTCCCCATGAAATAAATTCAGATTTATCTCCATTAAATGCAACGATTCCAAATGCGTTTTTAGCATTGGTGAAATCTGATGCAACTGGCAAAGAGAATTGAAAATCTGCTTGTGTTTCTGCTGCATCAAGTTCAACATCCATAAATAATGAGCAAGTAACAATGCTTCCAACTCTTGAGTAGTTTGCTCTTTGAATAACAACAACCTCACTATAAGTCTCACCGCTTACAACGGGAGTCCAATTGCCACTGCTGACAATGTTACCAAGTTCAATCTGCGAAGATGTGCCTTCAGGGGATTGAGTGGTGTTGCTAACGTCCACAATGTAAAGCAAGTCATCACTTGCGGCTGATGTGATTGTTACTAAGTCTGTAATTTTTACTCCTGCCATGTCGTTATAGGTTTATAGGTTATCAAAGGTAAGGCTTTCACCCAATCAATTGAGCACTGCTCAACTTCTTCGATGCTGATGATGTGATTACCGTCAGCATCCATGATAGGGTTAAAATAATTGTCGGGCATAAACTGAATGCCAATAAGGCTCTGAGCCTCTTCGTATGTAAGTAGGTAAACTTCCATTATACTTGACGGGATAAGGTTGTGTTAAACGCTTGAACTGCGGTATATAGTGCCGCTGCTTCGGTTGAATTTAATCCACTACCAAGAAAAGCAAATGCTAATTGATGCGTAGTAAATAAATTGGCAGTTCCAGATTCATTCCTTGCTCCAAAGTAAAAGTTTATATTTGGAATTGATGCAACTGCAACTGTGTTAGTACCCAATGAAACTCCACCTCTATATGCTTGGAATAATGTATTTGATGTTCTTGATGCCATCAATAGTGATGTTGATGGATTTGCCGTATAAATAATAGCATTACCTATAACTCCACTATTAAAGTTTGCTCCCGTTAAATTGTGATGCAAAAAAGTAGAAACAAAAGCTCCATATAGTCTTGTGCCAGTTAAATCATTTGTTCTTGAATAAATACCAAATGAATGGCTATTTAATGACAAATTAACTGAAGGAATTAAGAAGGTATTTGCATAAGCATTAGTTCCATTCGGCAATGCTCCATTTGCCGAATGCGTCCATCCACCTGAGAAGCTTAATCGGAATGCAGCATTGGTATCAAGTGGATTCTTAAGGTTGAACTTATGTGTTGTTGCAGTACCTCCTACCATTGGATAAATGGCACTACACTTAGCCCATGTTCCATTTGCTTTCATCGATGACACCAATGTGCATATTGCTGATGTAATTGTCGCATCGGTAATACCTGCCGCTGCTAAGAATGCCAAAGCATCAGCATCGCATCCAGCGTAAGAATAAGGGTTGACTAAGAAACTCATGCGTAGTTACCTATTAACATTACCTTCAATCCTTTTGCCGTACCATTACCAATTTGGTCAATGTCGATGGTAATCTGGGCATCATCTGCAAGTGCCGTGTCACTTATCACTGGAGGAGTGGCAGCTGTTGTGCTTGTAGTTTCTGTGTTATCAATTGTCAGCTTTGTGCTTAAGATACTTGAGCCGCCCTCATTGATGTCAACAGTGAAGATGCTGCCACTTGCTTGAGCCGTTGTGAGTGATGCTCTTACCGATGTTAGTGTCACCGCTCTTGGCATCCTAAAAGTAATCTTCGCCGTTCCTGCTGTCAGCGCAGTGGTCTCATCTGATGCCGCAACAACTAACTCAAATGGTGTAGCAATATTACCGCTGCCAAGTATCGAAGTCGAGTTGATTGTCTTGATGTTTACACCACTGGACAAAGCATCTTGCTTAGCATCGAATGCCGTCCAATCAGCAGTGCTCAATGCTCCTCTGTTAGTAGCCGATGCAGTTGGTAGGTTAAAGGTATGCGTATCTGTTGCCGATGATATTCCAAAGTCAGTGCCCGATGTTCCAACTGCGAAGTTTTGCACTTGAGCAGTCAAGCCGTTTAAGGAATTTAGACCAGTTGAGAATGTCGTAATCACTTGGCATAAGTGACCATTCTCTGTGTGCAATGTTATTGTGCGCCCCGAGGTAGTTACAAATACGCGCAAAGCAAGTCTATCAGTAAGCGCAAGTGTTGTCGCAGGAACTGCCAAAGCAGTGAAGTAAGCATCGATTGTAGTGCCGTTTGTGATGCCTTCAGGTGTTGCTGAGTCAGTTGCAATCAAAGTAAATGTTGCACCATCATACTTATATAATTCAACATAAAACGATGGACTGCCGCCACTTGACGATGCGCTAAAAAATAACTCAAGATTCCAATTGCCTGCCGGTATTGCCAACAGATTAGGATCGCCTGCATCTGTGATAAATTGTGCAATCAACCCATTGCCTTGAGCATTGGTTCTTTGGAAGTCAGTTCCTGCTGCTAAGATTGGTGTCTTACTCATCTCGTAATAAGTAGAGCCGCCAATTGTACCTTGATTAACTGATCCGTTTAAGTAGTAGCTTACACTCGATCCACCTCCAATTGATGTCGGAAAGTTAGCAAGCTGCCCATCACCTCTGATGTATTGCGTTGAAAGCCCTGCCGCTGCAACCGCCAATGTTCCGCTCGATGTTACTGGATTGCCAGTAACAGAGAATGCAACAGGCATCGTAAGGTCGACCGATGTAACAGTGCCCGTTGGCAATGTAGGGAATGGAGTCGGTGTTCCAGTGCCATCAAGGTAGTCCGCATTTGTTCCTGTCGGCACATCAAACTTGCCATCGAAGGTGTTCCAATCTGTTGAGGTTAGATATCCGTCAGTGCTGCCATCAGCTTGAGTGATGCTGATGTCAGGAGTTGCTCCTCCGCTTGATGCGATTGGTGCAGTACCGCTTACCGATGTTACTCCGCCAACTGTGACTACTGCCCAAACAGCTGCGCCGATTGTATCATCTGAGCATAAGTAAACAGTGCCATCATCCAAGCTCCATCGAGAACCGACCACAAAGCCCTTAGTGCTGTCATCAGTTACTTGAGGTACTATTGTAAAGTTGTGAGTAACATCGCGAATGGTGAAGCCGTCTTGCTGCATGTAGTACAATCGACCTGCTTCCCACTTAAGCTCATAACTGATTGAGCATATTTGCGCTGTGCCCTTTGCGCCTCCATTGCCTGCATCAGTTGTACCTTTGCGAATGAATGCGCCGTTGTCAAAGCTTAGCCCTGCGCTTGCCGTAAATGCAATGTCATTGGTTGTGCTATTGCCTAAGTCAGTCACCTCTTGCAATGTTCCAACTGCACCGCCTCCGCCTGGCACATTTACCTCGACCACTCCAGGTGATGTGAGTGATGCTGTAACTCCTGCGCCTGTGAAGTTTAAAGTTGTTGTGTTAGTGCTTACGTTAGTGCCTTCCTCTTTGGTGATTAGCGGAGTTCCACCACCACCACCTATTGCCACCAATGGATCTGCTTCTGTTCCGTTGCCGGTGATAGTCACCCCATCAACAGCAACCTCCGTCAAACAAGGTGTGCAAGGTTGGAAGTCTGGAAGCGGAATGTCGCCTGTTGCACAGATATCATAGCAGCCATCCTCTGTGGTTGTGATAACTTGAATATCAAAGTCAACAGTCACACATGCAAATTCATAGTTGGCTGTTAATGTCTTAATCTCGTTGATGTAACCGCTCGGAATTACTTCGTAGTTAATCACTCCAAGGTTCTGCTTGAATTGTGGATCAGTGCCACTCGTAAGCTTGTAGATTCTTGAAGCAAGCCAGTCCTGAGCATCATCCCCATCGCATGGCAGATGGCTCTTGCGCACCACAGCATAAGCAGTCAATGGGAAAGAGGTCACGTACAACTGCTTGCAGCCGCTCATCTTGTAAGCATCCGTCTTAGCAACTGTCACCTTGCCACGCTTTGCCCAAAACAATGTGCCTTGCTTAGCATCGAAGTTAGTTACAACCTCCGCTTGACCATTGCCGATGTAATGCACCCAAGCCTTCTCGTTGCCGTTTGCATTAAGCTCGCAAAGTCCAAACTGCTTGTCGAAGATATTCGCTACCTCAACACGTTGATTGAGCCGCTCGATGATTGTCTTAAGTAGATTCATGGTTTGCTAATCTGATTTGATATTTCCTCAACAAGTAGTTCTGCATGTAGCTGAAGCATTCTATCTTGCTCCTCTTTTGTTGGTTGGAAGATTGTTCCGTATCCTTTAAAAGTCTTGTACTTTGGATTGCCGCTAGCAACTCCTTTCTCCAATCCTAATGCTTTGCCTGCTTCATCAGCTTGTAGGTAAATAAAAGAATTGAATCCTTGATTGCTAACACTTGATTGGTCTGTTGCAAATGAGCGTTTTAAGAATCCTGTTAACTCCAATGGAGGTTTGCCGTTCTTAGCTTTTATCTTTGCATAAGCTGCAGAATAGGGAACAGTTGGAAGGAAGTTCCCTGCTTGGTTTTGCCCTCTGCCAGTATCAATTCCAAAGATGCGGATATACATCTCTCGCCTCATGTCAAGCACTGCCCTAAATAGAGGAGTAAAGCCACCGCTCCAATCTGAGAATAAAGCATCAATCCTTCCGCTGATCTCCTTCGGTGTAGCCATTATGGAAGTGCAGTTACGTACTTCATATTTCTGCGGCAATCAAAGCACGTATTGTCGCTTGGCAGTCGCATATTCTGCAACATCGCTGTGAGCTCTTCGCTGTATCTTGTTGCTGCAATGTCGCGCCCTGCAATCATTCCATCGTTGGCATCGGCAGTTGCAAAAGGCTTGCTACCAATGTTTACACTAACTGTTGTATTGACACGCTGATTGGGACTAACGCTCAAGCCATAGTTATAAATCTCGACAGCCGTTGCATAAGCAAGTGGCATTGCCATCAATCCTCCTATGCTGCAAAGCCAAGCTTCACGATCGCAGTTGACATTGTAAACTAAGCTCATCCCTTGCGTGTACTTCTTTGCTTTCGATGATATCACATCATCTCCGCTCACTGTTAACTCGATCCCAACCGCATCCACAAATGGGCAGATGTGCGCACCTCTTACATTGCCTGAGCAATCGAAGCAGTGCCCCTTCTTAGGAACCATTTTAGTGGTATCATAAAGCGACTCATAAACAAATGCCAGATCTAACTTCCTGCGATTCGCCTTGAAGGTCTTGCCGATAAACTGCTCAACCGCTTCCGATTGGTAGAAGAAAGAATCAATCAGCTTCAAGGTGCTCATGTCGTAGACAAAAATCTCGACAGGAGTTTGCATTGTATAGATGTCAATCTTAAAGTTTGACAGGTAGAAGTTTAGAAAGCTTTCGGTGTTCGGGTCGATTGTGACTCTGATGCCTGTGTACTTTCCTGCACCTACCATTGTGTCGATATTAGCAGCGTTGCTCACCACTTGACCGATGCGCTTTGACTCCACAACTGTGTCGGCTTTCATCATCGGTGTTAGCCTTGATAAGATATCAGTTGACATCTTGCGCCAAGCGAATGCTCGCTTTGCTTCAAACAATTCAACTCCGCTGTTGTATTGGTCAGTAATTAGCTGCCCGAGTAAAGTCTGATTGATGCCGAGATCATCGATGTAAAGCCCAGTTGTTGGCTCTGGTCTGTCGCACCCCTGAAGACCGAGAAGAGATTCGTAGCACATTGGCTGTTGATTTTTTTACAAAGATAAATAAAAAAGGAGAGGCTTGCACCTCTCCCTTAATTCATTGTGTCAGCAAATTATCGCTGCCCTCGCTCAACAGATCATCCGAGTCTTGACTCAGTAGATTCTGCGAGCTCGTTATGGGTTTACGATAGACACGCAGTTAACATAGTTAACACCTGCATATTTGTCTGATGCCTCGTAGATATCAGTTGGCAATGTTGCGATGATCCCAGTTGTAGTTAATACAATTGATAAGTTACCGCAGTCATCCTTCATAGTCAAGTCAACTGGAACTCCTGCCGGTGTGAACACCAACGTCTTAGAATAGTTGCTTCCTGCTGTTGGAGTGATGCCAGTGTTCCAATCTGCTAAGTTGAAAGACAACCACTGGATTGCTCCTGCTGTTGTAATCAATGCAGATGTTTGGTCACCTTGAGCAGCTGCTAAACGTGAATCATAAGCAAAGCCGAAACCGTTCTGCTGAGTGATTGCAAGTAAGTCAATGCCGTACTGAGTGCAGCAACCTGCTGCCATCGCGTTAGCATAACGCTGCATTGCTGCTCCACCGAATGCGATTGGCGCACTTGGGTAGTTAGCCATGCGTGTTGCTTGCTGAATGTCAGCGATAGCAAATGCGTTTGGCTCATTAGTTCCAGCCATTGTTGCAACCTCTAAGCAGTCACCAGTAACTGTGTAGAATCCTTCTACTTCAGTTCCCCAAGCACCGATTGCAGCAACAGCTTGAACAGCTGCG